GCTCCAACATCGAGCCGAGCGCCGGCAAAAAGTCAGAAGGGTGGATCGTCAACGAGCGCCCACCTGCCGAATGGTTGAACTGGCTGCAAAACTCAGCCGGCGAGTGGCTGCAGTTTCTCGCAGACGCTACTGCCGGCCAACCGGTCGCCGACCTGCTGCTCAACTTCGCGAACACGGATGCATTCGCCGCGCTGATAGACGTCACGACGACGCCGGCGTCGAGCAACTACCGGCTCGTCGCGCGCTTCAAAATCAACTCGAGCATGCATGTGCGCATCTATGCGGGCTCGACTTCGCGGCGCTTACTGCTCACCTACAACGCCGTGTGGGGCGGCTCGAGCTGGCTCGCCGACAACAACACCCAACCCGCGACCGCCGTCGCACTCGTCAACGACGGCACGACGGCCACCTTCGAGCTGCTCTACCACGCTGCGACGCCGTCGACATGGACAGACGCGGCTTGGTCGCCGGGCGTGTTCACCACGCTCAACGTGCAGGCCATTCACGCGGTCGGCCCGGGCGCTTCGCAGTTCGACGCAGGCATCACGAGCACGAGCGATATCACTGCGGCGACCATGCGCGTCACCACGGGGCCGCTCACGCTCAAGAGCACCACGGATATCGCTTACGCGACCGTCGGCGACACGCAGCCGCGGCGCAACGTGTGCATCCCGATGTCGTCGGCTTTCGACATGCGGCGCTATCTAGACCCAGCCGTGTCGCCGCCGACGTACGTCGCTTACTACGACCCCAACGTCGACTGTTGGCGCGGCCAGGTCGTCGCCTCGCCGGCCGGCACCACGTATCCGCTGCTATTCCCCGTCTCGTTACCGCGCGGCGCGCTGCGCTGGAGCGTCCGCATGATGTGGCACACGCCCGGCACGCACTTCAACCAGGCGACTCTATACCGCGTGCACCGCGACTTCGGTCTCAGCACGCTCACACCCCCGGTACCGGAACCGCTCGACGTCTTCGTCCAGACGGCCGCGGATATCACTGCCGTAGGCGACGCCAACGTCAATGAGTTTGATGTCCAAACGGACCCGGTGGACCCAGCAAAATACGCATATTTTGTGTCGGTGATTGTCGTTCCGAGCCCGACTGGCAACGTCTTGTACAGTCTGCGCAGTTGGTTCGACGACCCGGGCGCGCGCAACGGCTAGCCTGACTGTCATGTGGCGCACCCTAGACACGACCTGTCATCGCTCATAGCTGAGCACCATCGCCGGGCGACGCGTGCAGCACGACGCCCGGCGACGCTGCACGCATTCATCAAGGCGGCGTGGCCGCTTGTCGTGCCTAACGCGCCCTTCGTCGACAACTGGCATCTCGGCGCTCTGTGCGAGCACCTCGAGGCGCAGTCGCGCGGACAGCTGCCGCGCTTGGTCATCAACGTGCCACCGGGCTCGAGCAAGTCGACGACGGTCTGCGTGATGTGGCCCGCCTGGGAATGGACGTGGCACCCCGGATCGCAATGGCAGTTCGGCGCCTACGCCGACACGCTCGCCGTGCGCGATTCGCTGCGTTGTCGCGGGCTCTTCGAAACCGATTGGTACCGCGACCTATTCGGCGAAGTGTGGACGCCGCAGCGCGGCCGATGGCTGGCAAACTGGCTCCAAAACAACAAGGGCGGCATCCGCCAAGCGATATCGGTCGGCGGCTCACCGACCGGCTTTCACGCGCATAGACAAGTCGTCGACGATCCCATCAAGCCGCTCGAAGCGCACTCGCCGGCGGCGCTCGAGCGCTGCACTAGGTGGTGGTTCGAGACCATGGCGAGTCGTGTGTTACCCGGGAACAATACCAGGACCATCATCATGCAGCGGCTGCACGACCGCGACCTCGCCGGGCAAGCGGCCGAGCAAGGGTATGCGGTGCTGTCGATTCCGATGCGCTACTACAGCACGGCCGCGCGCGAGCCGACGCCGCTGGGATGGCTCGACCCGCGCGCGAGCGACGGCGAGCTGCTGTGCGCGAACCGGTGGGACGAAGCCGAAGTCGAGCGGCGAAAAAAGGAATTTGGGCCCGATGGTTGGGCGGCTCAAGACCAGCAAGACCCGGTGCCGGAAGGCGGCGCCATCTACAAACAAGAATGGTTCCACAACTACTACCTCGCGCGCCCAGACCTCCGGGGCGCGTTAGTTGTCATCTCGTTTGACTGCGCGTTCAAGTCGCACGAGACGAGCTCCTACGTCGCCGGGCAAGCGTGGGCTTTCAAGCCGCCCAACTTCTACCTGCTCGCCGAAGTGCGCGAACACCTCGACTTCGTCGGCACCATCGCCGCAGTGAAGTCGATGTATGCGCAGTATCCCGAGGCATCCGCGGTGCTCGTCGAAGACAAGGCAAACGGCCCGGCCGTGATTGAGATGCTCAAGTCGAGCATCCCGGGCGTGCTCGCTATCGAGCCCGACGGGTCGAAGGAAGCCCGCGCCTATGCGACGCAGCCCATCTTCGCGGCCGGCAACGTCTGGCTTCCTGACGCCTCGCTCGCGCCATGGATTCTCGATTGGGTGCTCGAGCACAAGCGCTTTCCTCGCGGCATCGCCAACGACCGCGTCGACGCGCAGACGCAGGCGATCCGCTGGTGTCTCAAAGGCGGCTTCGGCGACTACTATTCCGGGCTCGAGAGTCTCGACGTGTGACCTATTGACACCCCCGCACCCTGCCAATACAGCCCGCCATGGATTGGCGCTCCGACAGCTGGGAAAATGCCGTAACCGGGCTCGGCACGCTGCGCGACAAGCTCCAGGCTCACACGCCGCGGATGCGCAACCAGCTGTCCGACACAGCGCTCGAGGCACTGCACACCGAAGACGATATCTGCGCGCGCATCGTCGAGCAGTTGCCGGCCGACGCTCTGCGCGAGGGCTTCTCAGTCGAGATCAAGTCAGACCAGGTCGCCGACACGACGACCGTCGGCAAAGATATCGACAAGGTGCTCGCCGGGCTCGGCGCCGAAGCCGCGCTGCGCGAGGCCTGGGTGTGGGGTCGCCTCTACGGCTTCGGCGCCGTATTTCTCGGCGTCGACGACGGCCGCACGCCAGACGACCCGCTCGACCTCGAAGCCGTCGTGCGTCTCACGCACCTCACGGTATTCCGTCGGACGCAGCTGCAGCAAAACACGTACTACGGCGACCTCTCGGCGCCCAACTACGGCAAGGTCGAAACCTACCGCGTGACCAATCTCGGCGTGCCGCACGGCAGCACGGCCAAGCCCATCTCGGCGGCCGCGAGCACGCTCGTCATACACGAGTCGCGCTTGCTGGCGTTTCGCGGCGTGCTCACATCGCGCTACGGCGCGCAAGCTGCGTGCTTCTGGGACGATTCGATCCTGCAACGCGTGTTCCAAGCGGTGCAGGCGAGCTCGTCGAGCTGGATGGGCGCTGCGCATCTCATGACAGATGCGTCGCAAGGCGTTCTCAAGATCGCCAACCTCATGCAGCTCATGACGGCGGCGGGCGAAGAGAAGCTGCGCGCGCGCATCAAGTTTCTGGACATCTGCCGCAGCGTGGCGCGCGCCATCTTGCTCGACGAGCGTGAGAGCTTCGAGCGCATCGCCACGCCGTTTAGCGGCATCCCGGAGCTGCTCGACCGCTTCATGATGCGCGTTGCCAGCGCTGCGCAGATGCCGGTGACCGTGCTGTTTGGGCGCTCGCCCGCCGGCATGAACGCGACCGGCGAATCAGACATTCGCACTTGGTACGACCAGGTCGCCGCCGAGCGCGGCAAGCGGCTCACGCCGGCGATCGATAAGCTCGTGCGTGTGGTGATGGCGACCGACAAGGGGCCCACCAATGGCAAGCAGCTCGACGGCTTCGAGGTCTGCTATCCGCCGCTCTGGCAACCGACCGCCAAAGAGCGCGCAGAAACATTCAAGACGACCGCAGATGCGCTGTCGACGCTCGTCACGGCGAAGATCATTTTGCCCGAAGAGGCCGGCATCAAGCTCGCCAAGAGCGGCGACTTCGACGAGCTCGACGTCGAAGCCCGCGAAGCGTCGTTGCAATACGAGCTCGAGCGCGGCGAGCAAGAGCCGGACGAGCTGGGCGCAGACCCCGCGGCCGCGGGGCTCGACCCGCAACTGCCGACCGGCGACCAGCCAGCATCCGCTAGCGCGCTCAACGGCGCGCAAGTGCAGAGCTTGATCGAAGTCGTGCGCGCCGTGGCGAGCGGCGAGTTGCCGCGCGAAGCGGCGATCGCCATCATCATGCGCGGCTTTCTCGTCACACCCGAAGACGCGGCCGACCTACTTTCGAGCGTCCATGTTAAGCCCGCTTCGACAGCGGGACCGCCGCCGCAGCCGCCGCGACCCCCGGCGAAATGACAACCGCCGAGTTTCCGACGCACGCCGTGCACGGCTATCTGTCGGCGCTGCTCGGCAGCGGTCGCGCAGTCGAGCGCACGTTGCGCGATCACGTCGTGTCTCACCTGCCGGCGCTCGCGAAGCGGTATGCCGACGCAGCCCGCCGCGCCGACGCCCGACGCATGCGCGTGGCTGTCGTCGGCGGACCGCGCACCGGCAAGTCGACAGCTGCTCGAGCGCTCGCCGATGCGCATGGGCTGCCGCTGCGGCACGCAGACGACCTCATACCGCTCGGCTGGAGCCGCGCCAGTGAGCAGCTCGCGCACGAGATACGTCTCTCCGATGGCGGCATCTTCGAGGGCGTGGCGATCGCGAGGGCGCTGCGCAAGCTGCTCGAGCTTGAGCCAGGTCAGCCGCTCGACGCCGTCGTGCGCATGCGCGAGCCGTATGCCGAGCTTACGCCCGGTCAAGCGGCGATGTCCGCGGGGCACGATCGAGTGCTCGAAGCCATCCTGCCGGAGCTCGAGCGCCGTGGCGTGCGCGTGCTCGAGCTGCCGGCGCAAGGGCTCACCGCTCGCGCGGCGCTTACCTTCGCGGAGAGTGCCGGCATCACTCCGCGGCTCGACGCGCGCGACCCGCTGCTCAGCGAGCTATTCGCACGCGCGCGTGCCGCGCACCGCTTCGACATTCGACCGGCCGCGCTGCTCGCCGGCAAGCGCGTCGACGACCACGTGCGCGAGACGCTCGAGCGCCAGGTCGGCGCCGCGCTCGGCTTGCCGCGTTTCCAGATTCGAGCCGCGCTTGCGCCGCCCACGCGCACCGACGCCATACGCACCGACGCGAAGCGAAAGAAGCCCGCGCAGAAGCTCGCCGCTATCGACCCGCTTACTCCCGGTGGGCCGATCGCCGAGAAGCTCGACAAGTTTGTGAAGAGCAACGTGGCGCGCGTTGGCGCCATGACCGACGGTGTGTATGCGGACGTCGAAGCGTCTGTGCGCAAGGGGCTCGAGCAAGGCTTGCGACCCGACGCGCTCGCGGCGCGCATTCTCTCGCAAAACAAATCGCTCAGCGAGACGCAGGCGACCATCATCGCCAACGACGCCGTCGGCAAGTTTCACGGCGCGCAGACGCAGCTGCGGCAGCAGTCGCTCGGCGTCACTCACTACCGCTGGCGCACCGTGCGCGACCTCAAGGTGCGCCCGGGTCACCGTGCGCTCGAAGGCACTACGCAAGCCTGGGATTCGCCGCCCGTCACAAACTCCAAAACGGGCAAGCGGGCGCACCCCGGCTTCGACACGCACTACTACGCGTGCCGCTGCAGCGCGTCGCCCATCATAGACCCGGCGACGATTGCGCCGCCGCCTGACAGCCCGTTCGCACGCAAGCCGGGCGCACCGCCCACGCAACTGCCGTTGCCAAGCGTCCCAGCGCCCACCGTTCCGCGCCGATTCCCAGTGCGCACAGAGCCGGCGAAGCCCGCCAGGGCGCCGAGAGTGCGGCGCCGCCCGCTGGCGCAGCCAGCGCCGGATGCGCCGTTGCTCACGCAACCGCCGCCGACGGCACCCATCGCGCCGAGCTCGCCGCCGTTGCCTGTCCCGCCGGCGCCGACGCCGCTGCCGCCGACCGATGCACCCGCTGTGCCGCGCGGCTTACCCGCGAGCGCCGAGCCGGCGAAGCCCGCCAGGGCGCCGCGAGTGAGGCCCCGCCCGCCGGCGCAGCCAGCTCCGCAAGCGCCGCTGCTTACGCTGCAGCCAACGCCGCCGCCGCCCATCGCACCGCGCTCGCCGTCGTTGCCTATCCCGCCGGCGCCGATACCGCGGCTCCCGCGGTTCACGTTGCCGCAGCCACCAGCGGCAACGCTGCCGCCGCCACTGCCACCGGAGATACCGGCCGCAGACCAGACGCTACTCACGCCGCTCGAGTATGGCGTCTCCGACGCTCAGCTGGAGTATCTGCGCGAGGGCATGCGGGACCTGACTGCAATCACCAGCGCATACGCCGGGGCCACGCCAGTCGAAGTCGACTTGATTGCGACAGGGCAAACTCGCACCAAAACCGGCCAGGCTTTCGACCCGATCGTGATATCGGTCGAGCCGGGCTACATGGAGCTGACAGACGGCCGGCACCGCATGGCGGCGGCTCGCGCAGCCGGTGCGACGCGAATCCTTGCGCGCATCAAGACGCCCGGCGGGCGCGAATATCTGCGCGTGATTCCGATCCCGCGTTAGCTCGCCGACGTCGCAGCGCGGTACGTCACACGGGTGTAGCGCTGACCTCCCGGGCCCATGGCTCGCTCGTCGAGCTCGCGCACGCATGCGCAGCGCTCGCACGACTCGACCCGCACGCCGCTTCCGGCGAGCACTGGCAACCAGGCATGCACGCCGTGAGTCGGACACAGCGGCTCGCGCGGCGGCACCTCGACATAGACCGAGCCAGCCTCACCGCTCGACTCGCACACGACCGACACCTCGAGCAGCCATGTCGAGCAGCTCCGTGCGCGTTGCGAATCCACGTCGACACGTGCGAGCGCTTGCGCCAGCGCCATCTCTGCAGTCGCGCTCTCGACCGCTGTATACGGGGTTGCGTCCTCTGAGACGATCCATGTTGCCATGCCTAACAAGCCTCCTGTGTACGACGAGCTATAGCGCTGCAACTCTAGCGCGGTCAACAGACCGCGGTGCGCAAAACGGTCGGTCGGTACGCTGTGTGTAATGTGTGCATAAGTGCACCGATCCTTCGATGCTCTGGTCTACCGGTGCACCGGTGCGTGTATCCACCCCGGCGCCGGCCGACCGCTCGAGCGCTGTGGCTCACCCGGGGGCTAGCGAGTCACCTGCTAGCCCCCGGGGTGGGAGCGAGACCGACCGCTCGCCATTCCGGCCGCATTCGGGGGCGCCCGGGGGTGCTCCGCGCCCGGGGGTAAGCCGCACCGGTGCACCGATCCACCGGAGCACTGGTGCTCTTGACAATCGCCCGCCGTGCCAATACGCGTCCGCGTGACAGTCACGCGCTACGATGCCGCCCGGTTAGGCAACGTCAAAAAGACGTCGCAAGGCTTTCTGCGGGCCCCGGCACGCGTCACGCGCACGGGCGTCCTCACCTACCACCGGGCCGACGGCACGGTCGTGCGCGAGCTCAGGCGGCCAGACAGCGTCTTCGCCGCCGACTCGCTCGCTACCCTCGCCGACGCACCCGTCACCGACCTGCACCCGCGCGACATGCTCTCACCGAGCAACGCCAAGCAGCTCGCCGTCGGCCATGTGTCCGGCGCATCCGCTCGAGCCGACGCCGGCAAGTTTGTGGAAGCTCAGCTCGTCATCACCGATGGGCCGATGATTGCGGCCATCGAAGCCGGCGACCGGAGCGAGGTCAGCTGCGGCTATACGTGCGACCTCCTGCACGGCGCAGGCGTGTTCCAAGGCGAGCACTACGACGCCGAGCAAAAAAACATCATCTACAACCACGTCGGGATCGGGCCGCGCAATTGGGGCCGCGCCGGCGCCGAAGTCGCGCTGCGACTCGACAGCAAGACGCCTGACGACTTTGCGCTCGGCACAGACGCCGCGCGAGCAGTGCTCACTGACGAGCCAAAGAGGGATAGCCACATGGATCTGGTCACCATCCGTATCGACGGAATCGAAGCGCAAGTCTCGCCGACTGCCGCGCAAGTCATGCAACGCACACTCGACGCGCGCGACACCGCGGTGCGAGATGCCGCGGCGAAGCTCGTCGAGCTGCAGAAGCGCTTCGACACGCAGCACGCCGAGCTCGACGCGACCAAGACGCAGCTCGCCCAAGCGGCCGACCCCAAGCGCTTCGACACGGCGCTGCGCGAGCGGCTCGACCTACTCGACCGCGCTCGCCCAGTGCTCGGCCGCGACGCGAAGCTCGACGGCAAGAGCCCGCGCGAGATCAAAGAGCTCGCCCTCGAGAAGATGAAAGCCGGCGGCAAGCTGCTCTCGGAGCGCTCCGACAGCTACGTCGACGCGCTCTTCGACATGACCGTCGACAAGTGGCTCGCTGACAACAAGCAGACCCACAACCGCGGCAGCGACCAGACGCACCACGTCGACAGCGGCGACGACAACGACGTGCACGCGATCCTCGACGGTCGTCGCAACGACGGCAGAGAGCCTCCCAAGCGCGAATACCAGACGCCGCCATGGCGCTCGAAGCTCGCGAGCTCGCGCTCCAAGTAGGCCCACCACACCGACCACATACGAAGGGAAACCCGAACCATGCAACTCACCTATCCCGTCAATCCCGTGATCGGCGTGCACGGCCAGCGCATCGAAAACTGGCCGAGCGCCATCGCCACCGGGCTCGCGTCGGCAGCGATCGTCAACGTCGGCGTCGTCGTCGTCTTCGATACGGCTGCCGGCCGCGACCCCAAGTCGGTCCGCGCGCCA